GAAACGTCATATCGCGTATTGATTGGTTGATTGAAACTTGATGCTCCTCTAAACATCTCAACTATATTTGTAACATTTGACGTATTCCACCCCGAAATGTCTTGATTGAAACTTGATGCGCCACGAAACATACTTGACATATTTTCCACAGCACTAACGTCCCAATCATTTAATGGCATATTGAAACTTGATTCTGGGAAATAGTAATCATGGGGGGCAACCCTTTCCGCATAATTACTAAACATACTCGTCATTAAAGTAACCTTACCCACATCCCATCCAGAGATATCTTGATTGAAACTTGATGCACCATTAAACATGAACCTCATATCTTCAACTTTACCTGTATCCCAGGTTGAAATATCTTGATTAAAACTGGTATCACCCCAAAACATACTTGTCATATCTGTCACCGCACTTACATTCCATTTGGAAATGTCATCATTGAAGTAAGATTTATTTCTGAAGAGGTCTGACATATCTGTCACCGCGCTAACGTCCCAATTACTAATGTGTTCAGCACTTACAGTCAATGGGATCGTAGCAGTAGATAAGTCGTACCAATCAGACACACAATCAGCTAAAGAGGCGTCCGACATTATACCGTTATAAAACATACCTGGAGTGTAAGTTACGTTGTAACTTGGGTAATTGTAGCTAGTGTCCTGGCTACCATATGGTAGGTTAGCATATGCGGTCGAAGTAGAAATATCGACTTGTAAGATATTGCTTTCGTAATCACCTAAATCTATATCAAATGTAGATCCAACGAAATCTTCCGATGACATTCTTAATATAATATATAAAATTATATTAAAAATATAAACGTGGGTTTTTCAACTCCAATAATATTTATTATTTTGGATTCTCTTATGCTGTGGTAATGGTAGTAATGTAACGCTTTTATTCAAGGGAGCCATTTGTTTGAAGACATGTTCTAACTGATATTTTCGGAGATTTTCTCTTGTACTATCTAATTCGCGTTTCAATTGTCTTACTTCATTCTCTAATTCGTTGATTCTGACACTTTCCATTGTACTATGAAGACAATATAAAATGTGACAAGCGTCAACAGATACACACGGTGGGTCACGATCCCACGACCTTTGGCTCATAAGACCAATGCTCTAACCGACTGAGCTACGCGTGTTAAATAGACTGACATAATCTACTTGTATAGTAAAATACAATTTCTCTTTAGAATGTTTTGACTTCATAATTCTTATTTTTGAAAACAACATACTCTTTTGATGATATTTTCGAGACATTTATCTCATGATCAATCAATGTAACTTCGTATGAATCGTAGTCATTCAAATATATGTCATATCTTGACTTCATATAATATTTAATGAAATGAACTGATAAAATGTGGTCATTCACAACATAATAATGAAGTGGCTCTTTCATATCGATAGTGTGTATGAGAGTTTCGCTACCTTTCATTAATTTTATTTCAACAGTTATGAAATAGTCATCACTTTTCATCAAGTTCAACCCGTGAAGTTGCTTTACATCTGATACCATACAAGATAATTTCAGGTTCCCTGATTTTTCATTGACGAGGATGAAATTATATGTATCCCTCTTCAACTTCAGTATCGTTTCTAAATTGTTAGTGCTAATAATTATATCTCCATTGTTGTCGATCACTTCATATTTAGCATGATTAGAAAACCAATCTTTCATAGACTGGTAGATACTGAAAATATAGGATGTGTGAAAGGGTTCTATGTATTTTCTACATGATACTTCAATTTTACTATATGTTTCAACCATAAAGCATGTAGATTGAATTGCGAACGACTTCACCACTTTGCTCATGTGTTCTTTTGTTGAATAGGGGATATATTTCCATGGACAGAAGACATAGATAGCAGTCTTTGTATCACATGATAAAAAATTCCACGGGAAGATTATATGCGTGACATCTTTCATACCACAATAAATATCGTATAAACTGGGATACCTCATATGCTTCTCTGAATATTCAAATGGTTTAACTTTTATATTGTTTCAAGATTTAGGCTTTTACAAAGAAAAATAATTCTGTATGGAATGTATGGAATTCATTAAAAAACGAATGAATAAATGTCAAACATTTGAGGAATTGGAAAGTGTGATGAGCGAAAGAAAAATGATTGTACATATGTATCAAACAATAAGCACATTGAATATGCAGAAAGTGGTCAAAAGTCGTGACGCGTTGTCGGCGTTCATGATAGTCAAATTTCCTCTAGATACAGTAGGCGAATCCTCAATAGAATTGAACAAGTTATTAATTGATAAGGCAACAAATTTAGTCAATACAGATTCTAAAAACAAGCACGATTTAAAAATGAACCTATTACACTTTATTCATGCACTAAAAGTATGGAAGAACGAAGATTGTGAAATACTGACGCAACAATTGATCCACGAGTTTCATCAGCTGACAGTTGACATTATGGAATTGAACGACCCCAATGACCCACGAAAACAGATATTCGAAACTTGTAAGAACGATATCTTAGAGATAGCAAACAAAATAGGCGGAGACTATCTTCAAAATGAAATTTTATCTTTTACACCTATAATCGTCGATAAACGAAAACTAAAACAACAATATGACAATGCATACTGGGACAAAATTTCGAACGATTACATGAATCAAGAGTATGATTCTATTATGAATATTTTCAGCTACATACAGAACTCACTTGTTGCAAGTATTCAATTGAAACGGTCATATATACAAGAGTTATTTGACTTACCATATTTACGCCATCTCTTGGATACAAACAAGCTTTCAAGCACAGTTCTAAAAGAGTTCTGTTCTAAAGTGTATGATTTATTCAAAGAAATTCAATCGCCAATACGCGATACAGACTTGGAAGCATGTCGTCGGAGATTACATACAACTGCAAATTACACAATTGTAAATGCTCTTGAAACTTTTATTTCTCTACTAACGTCATTTACCGACGATTTAGAGCACGTGAAAGAATATCTGTCTAAGTAGTATTCAAGTGTAATTTTCTCGTTCTATCAATGTAGATCTTTTGAGCTATATTTTTAATAATCTTTGTTGTATACTTCCTTCCCATAACATCGTCTTCTACCATTGTATTCATAATGATCTGAGCGTAAACATCACTAAATGGTGAATTTGGTTGAACAAAACTAGGATGAGCTTTCATCCAAGGCGGTAGATGTCTTAAGTTCATACGCCCTATGAGAAGGATAGCTTTACGTAGATGTTGATTATCAGTTGTATCTTTTTCCCAAACATCGCCATTTTTAATATACATGACCTCTCGTTTCATATCACTGCAATGAATAGGTCTTTTTTCAACATCTAATGCATCCAAACCTCGTAGTAAAATTTTTCCAATACCTTCCACATAACCATGATTTGCTGTGTATTCTAAATCTTCCATACCAATGTGTAACGAATTTATGAAGTCATCCATATTCATCGCATCTTTACACGTTTCGTTTAAGAAGACATTCATATTGAAGGTGTTGTTGCTGTTTGTATTGTTGACTGTGTTATTTGTAATGTTACTGCTTATCTGTGGTATTATGTCCTTAATTTGTGTAACAACCGCATGAATCACGTCTTGATGCTGTTGTTGATTTTGTTTCATAAGTTCTATGACAAATGCTTTTACATCATTGGAATCATTATGTGGCACCACAGACGTAGCATGGTTCATACTTTCATACTCATGAACATTCGCTTTGTGCTTGTTGGTCAGTAGATGTTTCTGATAATCCTTACGGTTGCGCGTAGAAAATAGACACAATTCACATGAATATACACCTAATTGCCTGTGGGGATTTTTGTGGGGTAAAATTGGGACAAATGTCCCCTTTTTGTGTTTCAGTGTCATTATGTGTTTACTATAGTCTTTTTTACTGCTTGTAGAATAGTCGCATTGTTGACAACAAAAAATTTGTCGGTTTTCGTTGGGGTTTTTTGGGGTCATTTTCCTTAATTTTACCCCAGAAAAAATCCCTTTGTCCAAAACGCAAAACTTTTTTTTACACTCTTTTTTGAATTATTTTTTTTGAAATAAGAGCATAATGGTAAGAAGTGATTTTTTTACATCTTTTTCTCAAAACTTTTTTCAGAAATTGAAAAAAGGACAAAAATAAATGTCCATTTTCGATTTCAGCTTTGTACTTTTGAAAAAAATTTACACTGAAAAATAATTTTAGATTTCGTAGATAAAAATGACACCTATATACATGTTATTTTTATATAAAGCTAAAATGAGGGTATTTTATTCGTTTATTGTTCACTTGTCGAAGATAGCGACACCATTATCATAGTGACCAATCTCGTCACCAATATCACCGTCAGCATCGCATTCATATATGGTTCCGCTGGTTGAATCATCTGTGTAGTATGTCTTATTCTTTATTGACACTTCGAATACTTCGAGTTCTTCTTCCTCAGTCTCCTCGTCCTCGGCATCCACCTCTTCTACTTCAACTTCCTCAGTCTGCTCGTCCTCTTCAACTTCCTCAGACTCCTCGTCTTCGGCATCAACCTCTTCTACTTCAACTTCCTCGGTCTCCTCATCATCGGCATCAACCTCTTCTACTTCAACTTCCTCAGTCTCCTCGTCCTCTTCAACTTCCTCAGTCTCCTCGTCCTCTTCAACTTCCTCAGTCTCCTCATCATCGGCATCAACCTCTTCTACTTCAACTTCCTCAGTCTCCTCGTCATCGACATCTTCTACTTCCTCGACATCTTCATCTCTTACTTCATGTGTACTTTGTTCAATAACTTCCATGGTAATATTTTCATTGTCATTCAAATCTGTATTCATGATATTTTGATTTTCCTTGATCAAATGTTCTAGTTCTTTGATTCTATCTTCTAAACTTTGAATATGTCTTTGTGCTGCATAATCATTCTCATTTTGAATATTTCGAACAATAAATTTAATTACATTTGAAAGACTTTCTTCAATATTCAGTTGTTGGGTCATAAATATACTACACTATAGTGTTTAATATATTTATATAATATGTTTTTCATGTGGAGATATAAGTACGATTACTTTCTATTTTTACGTGTCTTCTTACCACCTAACTTGTTTACGCCAAATTTTCCCTTAGTTCTCTGCAAACCGTAGCCTTTCTTCTTCAATCTACTACCGTTCTCTTTCTTAGCAGTCTTGCTTTTTGCCTTTGAGACAATTTTACCCGACCTGTTGTACACTAAATCAGACTTTTGAAGCCCTCCAGTTGTTTGCAAGGCGGTTCCATGCATTACTTGTGCACGACTTCCTTGACGTTGAGAGAATTTGCCCCCGTTTTGCTTAATGTGGTAAAATCCATCAGCAGACTTGAGAAGTTTCTTGGTCATTATAAATACTATGAAGAAAAAAATTATCTTTTTTTCCGGTTGGATATATTCATAGCAGCATTCATATTTGACGAACGACGTATTGTATTTGTTTCTGGATCAGGTAAAACATTATGTCCTATACACTTCTTACAATATAATGATTTTATGTAAGTTGGAGTGACATATTGTATCTCTGGTATGATGATAATTTGTTCAGGTTCAGGTTCAGGTTCAGGTTCTGGTTGTGGCTCAGGCTCAGGCTCAGGCGCAGGCTCAGGCTCTGGTTCAGGCTCTGGTTCAGGTTCAGGTTCAGGTTGAGGTTCGGGTTCAGGTTGAGGTTCGGGTTGAGGTTCTGGTTCAGGTTCGGGCTCAGGTTCAGGTTCGGGTTCAGGTTCAGGTTGGTGCTGGGTAAACCTCAACTGTGAACCTTCCCTAAAGCTGGTAATATAGATATAAATAGGACCAATAATATCGCGATACAGTGTATTTTCACTTGTGCAAACTACGTAGTATTCTTCACCTGGATTTGTTTTTACGTAAAGATTTCTTCCATTTTTATAGCGTCCATATAACGGATTGTCTAATTCATTCTTGATACCGCTTGTAAGTGTATTAAACTGATATAGAAATTCATTTCTATTGTTTCCAGGTGTTTCATAAGGATTTTCAATAAATGTTCGTGCAACTGTATCTATCATAGGCAAATATGCACTGCTAACATCATTCATAGTTAATTGTAAATAGTTATGTGAAACAACATTTTCACCACTGATGTCACCACTGATGTCAATTGTTTGATATAATTTATTATTTTCATAAAGGTATAATTCATCTGCTGCGATATTTGGAAATCGTTTGTAATTGAGAATGTGTCCAGGGTTTTCATAGCATTGTTGAATGAGAACATCACGATAATATGAATCAAATATCATGAGCTTTGTATCTAAGTAGGTTCCTTGGTTCGTGCCACCTAAATATAGTAGACTGTATTCATCTGTTGCGGTAAAAGAGTGAACAACTGCATTAGTAGTAGAAAACTCGAATCCATTATTTATTGCACGTAAATATGCGATTCTTTGTGATATAGCATCGTGCTGAGCAGGTATACCATAATGTAAATCTTCACGAAACGGGTCGAGGAAACGAAAGAATATTTCACACATCCATCTGTAATCCGAATAACTGTTGTATAATATAACATATGGTGCGTTATTAATAGGATTTGTTGTGTTAGAACTAAGATCATTAATTGTAAGTGGTGTATTGAATAAATCAGGTATTGTATCATCTTCTTCAGGCTCTGGTTCTGGTTCTGGTTCAGGTTCCGGCTCTGGTTCCGGCTCTGGTTCTGGTTCAGGCTCAGGCTCCGGTTCTGGTTCAGGCTCCGGTTCAGGTTCTGGTTCTGGTTCGGGTTCGGGTTCCGGTTCTGGTTCTGGTTCTGGTTCAGGTTCAGGCTCAGGTTCAGGCTCCGGTTCCGGTTCGGGCTCAGGTTCGGGTTCCGGTTCAGGCTCCGGTTCGGGTTCGGGTTCAGGTTCTGGTTCAGGCTCAGGCTCAGGCTCAGGCTCCGGTTCGGGTTCTGGTGCCGGTTGTGATCCAACTGGAATTATATGTATGACTTCATTATCAACAACAAATTTTATAACAAAACTAAATCCACCAATATCAAAACTATTGACGATGTTGCATTCAAGTGAATATTGGGAATTTGGTAATGCATTGAACCAAATATTTGAACTATCGTTCGTTTCTAACCAAAAATTAGGGGTGCTATTATCAGCATCAAGTAATATTGCATCATCAGTAATTGTATAATAGGAGTTCAAACTATTTCCCGAAATAACGACATTGTCTCCATTCGTGTCTTTTATTTGACATCTTATTGAGTCTATGAATATATTTTCCTTCGTAGAACCAATATAAATTTCAACATTTTTACTTACATCTATATTGATTGAAATGTCAAACCGAAATAAAAATTCATTTTCATTTGTCGTTTCATTTATTGAATTCAAAATATTAATATACGAATTGTCTATGTAAGCATTTGAAAAAGAAATATCATTATCATATGTTTCAATATCCATATGTACTAGTGTATGAAATTATCTGAAATAATTAATAAAATTGAAATCTAAACATTCATCATATAATTATAACAAACAAGATGACTACAGTTGATTTGGCAACACAGTATCAGAAAAAGACAGACAAGCAACATATTCTTGATAATCCTGATACATATATTGGATCAGTCGAAGATGTGGAGCAACCAATGTGGATTTTTGATGAAAATTCAGAAAGTATTATTTATAAAAACATCAACTATATTCCAGGTTTGTATAAATTGTTTGATGAGGGAATTGTGAACTGTCGTGATCATGTAGTTCGAATGATGCAATCTTCAAAAAATAAGCAAAATGATATTCTACTAGTTTCTCAAATACAGATTTCTATAGAAGATGATGGAACAATCACGATGATTAACGATGGAAATGGTATTGATGTAGCTAAACATCCTGAATATGACGTTTGGATTCCCGAATTGGTCTTTGGGCATTTGAGAACGTCAACTAATTATAATAAAAATGAGAAACGAATTGTTGGTGGGAAGAATGGCTTTGGGTTTAAGCTCGTACTAATTTGGTCCACCTATGGCAGTATCGAAACGGTTGATCATGTTCGCAAATTAAAGTATACACAGACATTTCGTGATAATCTTGATGTATTGGAGAAACCAACAATCAGGAAGTGTTCAACGAAACCATATACAAAAATTACATTCAAACCAGATTACAAACGTCTCGGTATATCTGGATTAACGCAAGATTTCATTAATATGTTGAAGAAACGCGTATATGATATCTGTGCTATTACTGATAAAAACGTGAAAGTGAAATATAATAATAATCTCATTGGAATCAAATCATTTCAACAGTATATTGATTTGTATATTGGCGATAAAGATGAAAGTAAACGTGTATATGAAAGTAGTGATACAAGATGGGAGTATGCAGTATCTTTGACACCTCAAGAAGAGTTTTGTCATGTAAGTTTTGTCAATGGTATATATACCTACAAAGGAGGTAAACATGTAGATTACATAGTTGGACAGATCACTAAAAAGCTAATTGCTTATATTGAAAAGAAGAAGAAAGTCACAGTGAATGCAAATTCAATCAAAGAGCAAATTATATTATTTCTCCGCTGCGACATTGATAATCCATCGTTTGACAGCCAAACGAAAGACTATATGAATACCCCTGTTGGTAAATTTGGGTCATCTTGTTCAGTAAGTGATAAATTCATTGAAAAGATAGCAAAGATGGGAATCATGGAAACAGCTTGTAATTTAACAGAAGTAAAAGAAAACAAAAATGCGAAAAAAAGCGATGGAAATAAGACGAAAAATATTCGTGGGATTCATAAATTGATTGATGCAAATTGGGCAGGAACCGATAAATCGAATCAATGTATGATCATATTTTGTGAGGGGGACTCAGCAAAAGCTGGAATTGTCTCTGGGTTATCTACAAGTGATAGAAACATCATTGGAGTGTATCCGATGAAAGGTAAGATATTGAATGTTCGTGGCGAGTTGACAAAAAAAATAATCGAAAATAAAGAAATAGTTGAAATAAAGAAGATTCTTGGATTGGAAGCTGGGAAGAAGTATACAGCTGAAAGCATGCGTAAAACACTTCGTTATGGACGTATCCTATTCATGACGGATCAGGACTTAGATGGTAGTCATATCAAAGGACTTGGAATCAATTTGTTTCAGTCTGAATGGGCATCTCTGGCAAAAATAGATGGTTTTATTGGTTTCATGAATACCCCTATACTGAAAGCAAAAAAAGGAAGTCAAACGTTGGTATTCTACAATGAAGGGGAGTATCAAGCATGGAAGAATGAAAATGACATTTCCGGTTGGAAGATCAAATATTATAAAGGGCTGGGAACGAGTACTGGTGTAGAGTTTAAGGAGTATTTCTCTGATAGAAAAGAAGTGCTCTTTAAACATGGTGGAAATGATTGCGATGATGCAATTGATATGGTTTTCAATAAGAAACGTGCAGACGATAGGAAGGTTTGGTTAGGTGATTATAACCGTGAACTTTACTTGGATACCAATAAGTCAAATGTGTCATATCAAGATTTTATTGATAGGGAAATGATACACTTTTCGAAGTATGACTGCGATCGCTCTATTCCAAATCTTATGGATGGCTTGAAGATTAGTCTTAGGAAAATTCTCTATTCGGCATTCAAGAAAAATCTGACGAATGAAATCAAAGTAGCCCAGTTTTCTGGATACGTCTCAGAACATTCGGGATATCACCATGGAGAAGCAAGTTTGAATGCTGCTATTGTTGGTATGGCACAAAACTTTGTTGGGTCAAATAATATAAATTTGTTTGAACCAAACGGTCAATTCGGAACTCGTTTACAAGGAGGAAAGGATTCAGCATCGGAAAGATATATATTTACTCAATTAAATTCAATGACACGAACAATGTTTTCACCTCTGGATGATAAGGTACTTAACTACTTGGATGATGATGGCTTCCCAGTAGAACCTGTATACTACGCACCCATCATTCCTATGGTATTGGTGAACGGTTCTAAGGGAATTGGTACCGGTTTCAGTACTGAAATATTGAGTTATAATCCTCTGGATATCATAGACAATTTACTTGATAGAATTAGCGGTAGTGTTCCCAATACTTCATTCAAACCGTATTATGAAGGATTTGAAGGTTCCATTGTCGAAACGGATACGAATAAATATACTACTCAAGGAAAATTCGAAATTTCGAAAAAAGACACAATAACTATCACTGAATTACCAGTTGGAACATGGACGGATGATTACAAACAATTTTTAGAAAGCTTGATGGATAATACCGATAAGAACGGGAAAAAGATTCAACCATTGGTCAAAGAATACGATGACATGAGTAAATCGACAAATGTGGAGATTCATGTGACATTTTGTAGAGGAAGGTTAGAAGAAATACAGTCAACTGAAGGAGGCGTATTGAAAGCATTGAAGTTAACTTCATCCTTATCTGCGACAAATATGCATATGTTTGATGCATCTGAGAAACTAAAGAAATATGATAGCGTCAACACAATTATAGACGATTACTATGTTGTGCGTTTGGATTTGTATCAAAGACGAAAGGATTACATGATAGAAATATTAAAACGAGAGATTGAAATCCTTTCAAACAAAAGGAAATATATCATAGAAGTATTGGATGGTAGTTTAGAATTACGAAGGCGAAAGAAGGTTGATATCATTGATGAAATGAAAACAAAAGAATATGCCATGATGGATGAAGACGACGAGTTCAAATATTTATTGAAAATGCCAATGGACAGTGTGAATGATGAGAATGTATCCAAGTTGATTCAGCAATGTGATGTGAAGCAAAGTGAATTGGAAAAACTAATGGATACAACAATACATCAAATGTGGTCTGATGAATTGATGATTTTGAAGGAGCAATATGTCAAATATAGACAAGTCAGAAGTGATGTGAATATGGATCGTAAGCGTAGCAGCAAGGCTAAGAAATAATGATATTGCTGACAATCCCATCAACCATGTATTTTTTAATATAATTTTCTTCTATTTTAGACTTACTTGTATATACAAATACTTTAACATTCATCTTATGACACAAGTCGACAAGTGAAAGGGATAACATAGTCCAGTCTATAGCAATAAAGTGGAAATCTTTGAATAGTTGAATAGATTCTTCGTTTGTGTATACAGATGCAGTAATAAAGCCGAGTTTTATTTGTGGAAAAACTATATGTAGTGTCTTCAAATATTTGCGATTAAATGAAGCAATGTATAAATTGTCATTTATGTATTGTGGAGAATTCTTGTAAAACAAAATGATACTTTCTATAGTTTTTACACTACCTTTCAAATCAAGGTATATTTTGATATCCGTTGAAAATATGGAGGAATAGAATGTTTCTAATGTCAAAATCTCACCATCATTTTTTTCACACATTTTTTCGTAAGTCGTATCACGAAAAAACGACGAACCAATATTTATGTCATGATAGACTACCAGAGTTCCACAAATACAAGCTTGAATATCAAGTTCAATCATGTCGAATCCTGTATCGATAGCCCCTTGAAATGCTTCTAATGTATTATCAATATATTTATCGGAAAATCCCCTATGGGCAATCTTGATATAAGGCATCCTCATAACATATCCAGATGTTTTATTTTCTAAAACCATTTTTTGAATTCTACATGCTTTGTTTCTCTACTCATCTTTGGAAGATCAAGTGGTACCGCTAAGGTGCTAATATCTTTTTTATACTGTACGTATCCTGTCGCTTCTCCGTATATTTGTTCGACGGCATATTCTATAACAATTTCGTTTAATTCTTTGATTTGTTGAGTAATATTGTCAGGTAAATTTTTGGAGTTCTGTAAGAATATGCTTCTCATAATTGTTTGGAGTGTATCATGGTTCTGAGGACCAATAACAAATTTGTTGTTTGACTTGTCATACACACCAGCTCGTATACCATTTTGTACGATAAGCTGATTTTCTGAAGAGAAGAAAAGGTCAGATAATTGTGTTTCGTAATAATTTCCCCTCATAGCATCAGAGAATGCGTTTGTTTTAGCAGGTATCTTGTCGTACAACTTGAATTGTTGTTCTAAATCTGGAGTATTTATAGCAATGCGACCATTATTTTGAGTTGACATATAATAGATACATACATAAAATATTTTATGATATATCTATATATGGGATTTAAATATACGTTTTTGTATTCAGCCATTATAATCTTTATTATAAGCTTGGTATCATTCGCTTATATGTTTTATCGTTCACAGCGTCAAATGCAATGGCCACCTACAGTAGGGTCTTGTCCTGATTATTGGTGGATGCAAGAGGATGACAAGGGAAATAAGGTTTGTAAAAATATGTTCAAATTAGGAAACTCTTCAAAGAAAACGTGTCATGAAATGTCGTTTGATGATGTTCAGTACAGTGGACCCAGTGGATATTGTGAAAAACAAAAATGGGCGAAATTGTGTAATCTCACTTGGGATGGTATTACAAATGTAGACCACCAATGCGACATTGAACAACTTTGATATAGAAAAAAACGATGTAATAATATAAAGATAAAATAGAATGTTGAATATACAGGCTATGTATATTCAAAATTTTGATGAAGTAATGAAAAGAGAAGATATAAAATGTGCTCTTCGTGACGATTTACATAGTTTTATACAAAATAGAAATGACCTGTCAATTAAACGAGGAATATTCATTTATGGGAATCCAGGCGTTGGAAAAACTACTCTTGTCAAAACGCTCTTGAAAGAGTTAGATTATGATATTATTTACTATAATGCAGGAGATATCCGCAACAAGTGTATAATCAATATGGTGACGAAGCATAACATGGCAGATAATAACGTGATGTCATTACTTCAGGGTAAACCTAAGAAGATTGTCATTGTCATGGATGAAATAGATGGTATGAACAGTGGCGATAAAGGGGGTATAAACTCATTGATTAAGATATTAAGACCAAAGAAAACGAAAAGGCAGAAGACAGAAGAATATACGATGAATCCTATTATATGTATAGGTAGTTGCCATATCGACAAAAAGATTAAAGAATTAATGCAAGTTTCGCATTCATACGAAATATTATCACCAACATGTGAACAAATATACAGTCTTTTGTACACAATTGTTCCACATATATCTCGTACACATATAGAACGACTAATTTCTTACATACAGTTAGACTTACGAAAATTAGAGACAGTGTGTAAAATAATTATGAATTCGTCGCACGATAGTATAGATGTTATACTTAATATGGTTCAATCTACTAAAGCATATTATGACGATATCAAAGTCACAACAAATGTTCTATTCGACTCTAAGTACAAATTTAGTGACCACGATAGTGTCATGTCTGATACAGACCGAACAATCATTGCATTACTATGGCATGAAAATGTAGTAGACCTCCTTTCTGGGGATATTGCTGATAAGATCAATATATATTTGCAAATGCTGAAGAACATGTGTTACGGCGATTATATGGACAGAGTCACGTTTCAGAGACAAATTTGGCAGTTTAATGAGATGACCAGTGTCATCAAGACAATGAATAATAATTTCATCATTCACTCACAAGATAAAGTACCTCTGAGACCCATTAAGAATGAAATACGATTTACAAAGGTGCTTACTAAATACTCAACCGAGTACAATAATTACATTTTTTTTATACACCTTACACAACTACTATCCATGGATCTCAAAGATGTATTGGCATTGTTCAAATACGAACACGAAAACTCATTTGATGATTTAGTAGAAAAACTTGACATGTTTGAAGTGAGTAAACTTGATATTTTGCGTGTGAATAGATTTATTTCGTACTTGGAGAATGATACACTCTAAAATATTGTATTATTCCAGTCGTCAAGTAAACCACCAGCACTCAGAGTTGCTGCTTTACTCGTATCGCCAATGATAGACCAATGTTTCTCAATGATAATCAATTTGTTTAGGTCATTGATTGTTGGATTTACTAAATGGTCTAATAGTGTCTTACGTTGCAAATTCAAACCGATGCGGTCTAATGTATCTTGGTCGCATAGGACTCCCTTGAACCGTTCATCAATACCTGAATATACCGATAAATTTTGTGACAGGGGGTCATTCGGTTCTTCATCATTGTTTATGACATCTTTCAGTTTTAGATATGAAGATGAAAATGCAAGTAGAAATAGTGCGAACATAGTATTTTTGAAGATAAAAAATATTATGTATAGTTTTTCAATTTATTCACTTCTCTCTATGATGTGATGTGCATTATAGATTCCACTATATCCCCGTTTGATATTTCGTATGCTTCGATTGCTTTTTCTCGCGTACAGTTGACTTGTGACATTATGAGTTGAATATCAGTTTCATTTGCATGTGTAGGTTGTTGTAAACTTTCACTCTCGTTATCTTTTCCGTGTAATTTCTCTCTTAGTAGTCGTAATTCACTTTCATTCCCAGATAACTTTGTTTTCAAGTGATTATTCTCATTGTGATAACGTTCAAGTAATTTCACAGTATCTTCCATTGAGAGAACCTTTCTTTCGCCACTTGGTAATGTCATGTTTATCTTCGGTAATTCTTGTGGTGGTGGCATTACAGGTGTTAAAGGTGCAGGTTGTTTCTTCAACATTTCGAGAAGGGATGCATCTAATGATTCATTTTTCGTGTTATTTTGTATATCCAATAGTTTTTGAGACATGAGACGTAGTTTTTCTTCCATAATCAGACGTTCTTCTTGTAGTTTTTTATTAGATTCTGAAAAGGTGTTTATGGTATTTTCTTTTGTTTGAAGTAATTGAACGACTTCATTGTTTGAAAGTTGTCTCGGTTTACCATTCTCATTGATTGATATCATACTGGGTTGACTACCAGATTGAGCATGTTGTTCTTGAGCGTCTTTCATCATTTTATCTCTTCTGGCAGTTATTTCATCTAACTGTTTAAGTACATCTGGTTTCATTTTCGGCTCACCAGGTTCGTAATTTTTGAGCATCTCATCAATCTCTTCCATGAAAAACTTTTTAATATCTTCTTCTTTTACAAAATCATCGACTACGTAATCAGCGTCTTTGGTGACTTTTGGGTTTGGATTGTCTAAGAGCTTACGCTTATCAAATGTATTATGCTCGTGCGAAAATACAAGTATAGTATGTCTTGGATTTAATTGTGCAAATGGAATAGTATAATTCTTCAAAAACTCTTTTTCTTCAGCCAACGCAGCCTCCTCATTATATCTCGTTTCGTCTAACAGCTGTCTGCGAAAAGCAAACGTTCCTGCTGTTGCATGATTCGGTCCGTATGGTCCAAACTCAATGATTTTATTAACATGTTTGAAGTGAACATGAATGACACTTGAACCAACACAAAGTGCTTTAGGATTGCGTTTTAATGTGTCAACTGCATGTTCAATACGCTTTGGTGGATAATAATCATCATCATCCATATACACAATGATGCTCCCTGTTGCCTTTTCATGCATCAAATTACGTTTTTTTCCTAATGTCATCTTCGTATCGTATTTAAAATACTTTATTTGAGGTATTCCTGATTCATTAATCATATCTTCGATTTTATCGGTGCCATCGTCGATAATGATCCATTCTAGTCTGGATTTCGGGTATGTTTGATGGAGAAAACAACGGAACATGTTTTTGATAAAAGGGCGACGGTTAAATGTTGGAGTACATACACTTACGGTTGGGTACAGTTCAGGGACAGTTTTTGTCTTTTTTTTCTGTTGTGCTTTTTTTTTCCCCATTAATACAATACTAATATTATTATTATATCATTTCTACGTCTTAAGTAATTAGATAATTATACCTAAAAGATAGGCAATAAAGGCAACGGCACCACCTAGTGCAAACCCAAGACCTATATTGCGCATAGCTGAAAAGAGAGAAAAGATGACAAATAGCGAGATCAGTATTTTTTTGTGGGTATACAAATTCTCCTTAACACAATTACCTCCTTCAATGAATGGGAAAATAGTGAACAAAAATACACTTTGAAGAGTTAAGTATACACTATTTAATGCTGATGTAGTCATTGATATTCCAATACCAAAAAACGTTAGCAATACAAGAATAAGAGAGAACATATTTCCATAAACCATGGTTTCGATATGACTGAATGAGTAGAACAGAAATACGAGAAAAGATGAAACGGCCGATATTCCTACCATAAGAGGTGCTATAAATGGACCGAACAAGAAGCATAATGTGTTTCTCGTAGAACTTGACAAAACCCCGTTTGTTTGTTTCTGATGAAATATATTTTCAAATGAATATTTGAATAATGTTCGGAACTTACTGTATGTGTCGATATTCATTAATTGATTCCATTTTAATAAAGGGTATAAAATACTCTCATCTGTAATACCACTATCACCATTTAACAGACAGTAAAACTGATTTTCACCCTTCTCTTGTAAAAAGGAATTGTATTTACAATTATTCTCGCTATATAAAGTATCTTCTCTTCCAACACCAACCCACTTTTCTTTCGTAGAATATCGTTTGCTTAATGTTGAGAAATTCGCTCCTAAAATACCAAAGATAATCACAAATACACCTCCCCAAAGAGTATCAGATATGTATTTATTGATATTCACTTTATCATTTATTAAATTATACTTCATCATGTATATATTATCAATTGATATTATTTAGAACCCCTCGCAAATATATTATATGTCATTATGTTATAGATGTCTTTGATGGGTTTTATTTTAAGTATATTTAGACAGCTCAAACGTATATCAAGTAAATTATTGACACGTTCATTTTTTGTGTTAGCATTTTTGGTGGCCATCATCACAATTATTATTTCCAAATATAATATCATGTCGCGAGAAGGATTTACTGACTTTAATTTACATGAAAAGATTTACGTCATGGATAATGTATCTATAACAGAAGTTCTGAATATTCGCGGGAAAAACGGTGCTCCGTGGTGTGGAAACAAAACGTTAGCAAGACAGTATGCTGAAAAGTTCGATGAAGATCCGGTTCATGATGTGTGGTTTATATACAATAACAAATTCACTAATGCAAATAAATCAGTTGGTGATTTTATTATAAAAGCATACGCGAAGACAAAAGAAGGAAATGTTAAGGAGATAGAACTTAAATCACCTAAAGAAGATGGAACAATAATTGATATTGATAAAATATTTATCAGTTATGCGACGATGGCGGAACGAGAAGTGAAAAATGGCGAAACACAAAAATGGCCTCATGAATGGGGGTATGAAATGAAAAATACGAATCCGAGCCAAAGTACAGATATTAACGTATCAGATGTTAACGAAAGTGATGCGGACAAAAATGAGATTGATACGAAGGGTGGAGAAGAGGTGAATACAGAGATAACGAACCAAGGTGTAAATAACACAAAGAAAAAGAAGGATTGTTGTGCACACTGTAAATCATTATGTCCCGAGAACAATATTCAATGTTTAAAAAGCTATCCAAGTTGTGCAAAATGTCAATACAAGATATCTGATGTCAAGACAATGAAAGAAAAGGGGAAAGCTAACCCTATAAATATTGGATTCAGTATTCATGTTCATGAAAAAAAAGTCATGAATCCATTTGGATTTCCTAGTCCTTCTGACAGTCTTCAAAATTTATACCATACGCGTCAAAACAGAAATACGGGCATGTTCACACAAGTGCCAAATAAGGAGAATAAATTTGAAATCTAATCATGTAATATCATCAAAAATACCTTGATGATATTACTCTATTGTACAAAATTAGAAATAATAGGGTTAGGATCATAGTTTTAGGATACAAAAATAATTTTACCTTGAAAACATTAATCCACAATTTCCGCCAGAGAATATAACAACATTATAGCGTTCTTCATGAAGAGTCAAATCATAATTGTATTCATAAATAGACCACGCTGTCTTATTCACACCTATAATATTGCCATCGTCGTCACATATAGTCTGAAATTCAGCCGAAGGGTCTAGCGTAGGTGTATATGTGACCGTTTCTAACTCAATTGTTTTGAATTTGCTTAAATTCATAGCACCATTTGGTTGTGTTTCAAATGGATTTGTATTTAGACAAAAGTGATAAGAGTAGACATTGTGGTCCGAACATCCACTGTTTCTTGCATACTTCTCTATAAAATTATAGATCCCGAATGGCTGGAGGTTTTCACGATAGTTACCATCCAACAAAATACCGAAAGAATTTAAGATGTCTTTGGTGTTGCTCGGTGTGAAATCGCCAGTAATCATCCATGGAGTAGCAGTTCCATCCGGGTCTACACCAGGACCAAAGCCGTTTTCGAAGCTATTCTCAAAATCATTTGTTCCAATGAAAGAAGGATATTTATATGTTCCGTTAGTTGGTGCATTTTTCACATTATGTGGTATGTAATTATACGGCCAATTCGTGTAGTTACTCCACTGATTACGCATATAGACGTCATTACGTTGTAAGTAAAACATCCAGTTTGAAACCATTCCCAACGAATCTAATCGTAATCTTTTCGTCCCAGTGATATCATGAAATTTGTATTCATGCACCTCCTTTATTAAGTATCTTTGTTCATTTAAGGCAAATACTCGCGATTCTTCGTCTGATAGAAATCCATATGTGGAAATAAGATGAATGTCTGCGTTCCATTCTCCTCGTTTATCTACATAGTCACTTTCTAACAAAGTTTCACTTGGAGGTGTTTGTAGAAAACGATACATTTGCATCAAGTCGTTGTTGAAATTGGGCTGAACATAAGGGTAATTATTCACACTATCGGTAACGTCGCGAATTGTGAATAATTCATATGCAGGACGTAGCTTGACATTTATTCTAAGTTCATTATATTGAAGTGCAACGAGAGGAAATGCCATTTTGCTGGAAAGACTGAACCATGAATTGATTGGAATATACAATGTTCTATTGTTGATAGATGGTTGCGAACCATCTGTATTCGTTGTGAAATACGCCGATGGGTATACATTGACTCTTGAATCGTAATTTGCTGGGTCGTTAAGTTCATTCACATTCCCTGTCATTGCGTTGAATAACATTTTTTTCTCATGAGAGAAGTCACGCGCAACCATATTTTTAAGATACGAACCGCTATATGTTTGTAATGTCTGTCCTCCACAGGTGATTGAGATTTCTTTAATTATTTCACACCCCAGATTTTCGATCCATTTGAATTCATAAGGTACCCACTTACCATTCTCATCTTGAGGAGGATAAATAGGGCTCCAAATATAAGGGAGAGATATAGAGATATATGTATCCATCAATAAATCAGCATAGCGTGGAACTTTAAAACTAAAATTAGATTCCTCTGTCAACCGTAATGTCTTTAATCCGTCAAAATCAATTCGGAATTTTTGTAGTCCAAAATTAGTATATTTAGCATATTTTGTTTTGAAGAATGTCTTCGAAGGATTTCCATTTAAATATATATTTTGGTTACCAACAGAAACTATATTCAATAAACCTCCAGGCATTGAGTATATATATTCATGATAATTTTTTATTTACTTTATATGTGATATCATACTTTTTTTTCTATTGTCATTGTATATTAATATATGATATCACAAATATTCAAAAAACATTACGAATGTGAGAATATGTATGAGTTCTTAGAGAAGATATGTACGAAGGTGAATAATAAATTCATCTTTAACCAGGATGCGTATAAACGTTGCACAATGTTTCAAATATTAACTCCATTCTTAGAAAATATTTTACCTTATTACTACATATCAAAGCAACATTATGTCGAGCGAAAGATGAGCTATAAGAATTTATCAACCATATTTCGTCAAATATGTAGAATTAATAATATTCCATTCCATTCTAAATTGAAGTATAACCGTTCCTCATATGAGATTATATACTACATTCAGGAGTCGCCTATTTAGGGCTCAAGACCTTCGTTATTTCATTTGCAATAGCTATGTTTGCTTCGAATATATCTTTCATTTGTAATTTCAAGAACCATTGATACGCCGTGCGTTCAGATAACTCTTTATGTGGTATGTAAATACCATAACATTTACAAGATAACTCCAATTCACCAGACGACATGAGATCATCTAAAATAATTGCATCGCCCTCATCTGTCTTGGTTCCGATGTTTGTTCCTGAAATAATACGAGTTGATTTTGAAGCATAATTGTTAAATATTTCTTTCTCGATACTTCCATTGAATTTGGAATAGTTTGTCGGATCCTGAGAAATCAATACTTCGATGAACCTGATCAGGTTAAGAATTGTTTCATTTTTTTTGTTACATCCTATGAAATTTGTCGAAGGGTATAATGTTTGCAACTCACTGGTTATATTGCGCGATACAGTTTCACACACGAATACTTTATCATTCTTTGTACCCTCTTCAAACAACGTCTTCAGATTTTTCTTACATAGAAATGATGGAGGTAAATACAAGCCACCAAATTCGTAAAGCGTTTTCATGATACCCAACGTTCTTACGTTAGATAATAGTGGATCATTCACCTTCCCTAAATCAATATTCCAATCAGAGAGTAGTTTTCCGAATGAATCATCATCTATTAAGCATATATGAAAAGAATTACTACACTTCTGTATGATCGATTTGATTGTTAAATATAAATATGGAGCATTCAAATCATGAGACCCTCTGGAACCGAATGATTCCCAATCTCTTGCATTAAATTCATATGGTAAATGTATCCAAATAATTGGTTTATTGTTCTTAACTAAAGACGTGTCGTTGAGTAGATATTTTCGAATTAGTTGGTAATTCTCTTTTGATGTGTGAGTATTTTGATAATCGTTATATTTTCTATATAATATACCGGTTGTTCCTACAATAGCAATCATATAAATATATTTTTGTAGAAATTTGAAATCCATATAATATAGCGTAATATAATAGTTTCGCCTTATTCCAATAATTTCAGCTTACTCCAAAACATTCTAGTTTTTTGGTTCATTATTTCGGCTTCTTTCGCGAACTTATATGCTTGGGTTGTGGCTAGAACATCTTCATTATATTTTTTGTTTTTCAAATAATCATGCGATTGTTGTAGTGAAGGAATATTCATCTTTTGTTGGTCTCTGTGTTTCTTTAATTCAAACAAGGAAGAGTGTTGTTCTCTTTCTTGGTAATCCCTTTCAGACACTGGAATACAAGAATTGACGTGAGCGTCTTTTAAATCATTAAATTGAAGCTTAGCGAAAATATCAGAATTACCATAGTTTCCAATCGTATTTCGCTCAATGCTGGTCGAACCACATGAGATATTTACATTCACATCACATATCTCAGAATGTCTCACTATATCTCTACATTCGTCTTTTTGTTGATTGAATCTTCTTTGAAATTCTTGATTATCCATTTTACATGGTTCATTATTGCATACATTTTCATTCCCTTTTAACCACTCACCATATCCATTATCGTCTTCTTCGTCGTGTACTTTCATCTGGTCGAACATTTGATGAAACCATTTTCTAAAACTTTCCTTATCCTTTATATTATCAACAAGAAGTTGCTCTTCATCCTGTGGGTTCGAAATCATTGCATAATCGGTAATATTCGAGTCATTTTTGCCTCTAAATTCGTACATAGAGTGAAGTACTTTGTATGCTTTGGAATAGAATAAGAAGTACTCTTTTGGTAGTTTTGACTTGTCAGGGTGAGTTTTCAGGACAATTTTCTTTGCATTTTTCAAATCTAATGTTGAATAGTCATATTGTAAACCGAACAGATTTAAGAGGTCTTGAAGCTCATAGTTATTAATATCTAAATCAAATGACATACCATTGACACATAAAAAAAAAAGGTGAATATAAGTTTAATTACAATCAAGTCTATCTACAAATCATGTCTATCTACAAGCCTTACCTTGGGTTGTCATACGTCGCTCTGGATACAACAGAACGTGCTAGTCTTCTTTTATGTTCTTGTGTGTCTTCAACATAAGAGTCGAGACTCTTTACTTCTAAGTTGCTCATGATGAAATGGTAGCAATGGACGTCTTTTGTCTGTCCATGTCGGTGGCATCTTGCAATCGCTTGTGCCTCTACGGTCGGATTCCAATTCGGTGTCAGAAAGAACACTTCGTTATACGCTTGTAGATTCAGTCCTTCCGACCCCGTTTGAATTTGAATTATCATAAATTGTATTGGGGTTTGAAGAATTGAATTTCGTTTTGTCTGTGTTAATCTTCCATCTATGACTGCAATATCATTCTCAGGAATACCGTCGTCAATGAGAGCGGTTTTTACTACGTCAATTTCTCCTCTGAATTGACAAAATACAACTTTTCTGTTCCCATTATTGGCTTTCTCTCGTAATGTTGAGATGACAGCGTCCATTTTACTGCTATGCTGAATGGCCTCTAAAATGGCGGTTTTACTTTGAAAAGGTGCACATTTTCCGGGTCGTAAAAGGTTTCTCTCCATGAGTTTTGGATACGAACACAACTGACGAGCTTTGATGATCCATTCCAATTTGATTGAACCGTTTTGTGTCGTCATCATTGTGCCTGGGTTGAAGAACCTGAGTCCATTGACCGGAAGTCTCTGTGAAGTGATTACTTGGGGATTGATTACGTTGTCAGGACCATCCTCGGGTGTGGGTTGTTGAACAACAGGCGTCTCAAGTGTAGTTAAGCCAAATTTATGTCCCTCGTCAGATTCACCTTTCAAGTTGATGAAACGATGAAGTTCGCACGACAATTGCTTCTCGTCGTTATTAGACCACGGGACATTAATTGTATGAGAAATCAGTTGCGGGAGTTGCCCTGATGTCCAGGATACGTCCTCTTTCCGTTTTTCGATATAGACATTTTCCAACACCCACTGCAAAGTGGATCGACTTCTATTGTTTATGCCCAGGATCTTCATGAGGCTATGGAAGTCGCTTTTCTTGTTTTGAACGGGTGTCCCAGTCAACAGCCAACGATGGGATGCTGATAATCTGCTCACATTTTCAAATTTCTTGGAGTTACTGTTACGCAAATGGTGTGCTTCATCGCATATGATTCGATCCCAATTCATATTAGCTATCAACGATTTTTTCACCATTCCATACGTTGTAAGCACAATGGGGTTGTTGTTGATAGTTTCATCAGAAACATGGTTCGTGCCGTGAAATACAAGAGCTTTGACGTTCAGTATTTCTTTTATCTGTTTTTTCCACTGTCCAAGGAGGATAGTAGGAACCACGATTAGCGTGTGTTGCTTTGGATTTACTTTCATCAACCCGAGCATCAGGATGGTTTTACCTAAGCCCATTTCATAAGCTACTATGCCTCCTGAAATGGGTGAGTTATTGAAGGACGGGGGAGTTATTTCATTGGTGATACACCATTGGAAACCATCTTCTTGGTGCTTGGTAAGTTCTAAGGAATTTGCTTTTACAAATTCCCAAAATGCGTTGATAAAGCGATGGGATGGTGGCAAGAAATCACAGATGAGCTTACAGCAATCATAGGGGATATGATTTGTTTTTGTGAGATTGTCAACGAGAAGTGTTTCGTACATTTTTAAATTACTTATTGGTATGATATAAGGTTTGAATGGTTTTCGTTTTCAATTTTTTCGAAAAATAGTATATAATGATATACCTATTTGGAAATTTAGTATTTCAATTTTTTCTGAAAATACAGAAATAATTCAAATAAATACCAGGTCTTTGTTTTGAAATTTCATAACCAAACGATTCACGTAATCTAACGTTTCTTACGCTTGTAGGTTCGCTTCTTAGAATTACGTTTTGTTTGTTTAGTCCTTTTTTTAATCGTATTCTTTCTCACTCTTCCTCCGGTGCTGTTAACCATTGAAGATAATGTGGAAAATATGCCTGTTTTCTTTTCCTTTTCCACGTCTGGAATTCTTGTATACGCATCGTCGTTTTGTTTTTCATCGCAACTTGTCGTTATTGGTTCGCCTAGTGCCAACCAACAGTATTTGCCAGTGGCACCAGTTTGACAATGCCATCCTGATACGACATTGCCACCTGGTTTCGCACTAGCTACTGAAGAAAATGTCTCAAATTTGTCTATGGTCTCATTCGTTTCATAGTGAAGACTGTATATCTGTCGTGGGTCTTCTTTAAAGAACGCATCGAAGATGCAGAGAGGATGACTTGATATGAGTCCAATGCTTTTCAGGTCGAAGAACACAAACTCCTTTTTGTAACTCCCCCAGCTATCTGCTTTTTCACATCCGTAATATAAGTGTTCGTGTTGCTTGTGCATTTGTGAAATAGTGTCACGTGTTGTGAGAAATAACTTAGGCTTATCGTTGATGAAGTATTGTATGACAATATTGTCGCTTCCGTCTTCAAGGAATTTGTTTACATTCGTATACTCAGTTTCTTCGAGCATAATCAAGTCGTTGAAGGTACCTGAAACGCATGTATCTACTTGATATATTTTTTCAGGACGCATATACTTTTCTGAAAATATTCGCTCTTCTTCTTCAGGTGATTCATCACCTAACAACTTTCTTAATTCAGCGATTTCATCACCCTCTAACAATATTTGCAAATTTAAGCCTAATACCCCTCCTACTGCATCATGTTCATCTTCTTGATTACGCTGAAAATCAATAGACTGATTTGCATAGAAAAGTGCTGTCTCGCCATGGTTATCTTCAATAGTAACATCGGCTTTATGAGTTTCTACCAGTCCTCGAACTAAGTGAAGATCCAGTTTTGAACTTGCAATCATGAGTGCAGTTTCTCCCCTTCCAGTACTTTTTCTTCCATTAATGTCAGCACCTGCCGTTAATAGTGTTTCGATGGCGTCATTCCAGTGTTGTGGAGGAAGATCATAATATTTTTCTCTGATGAATCGCAGTAAGGGACTATATCCCCAGTCAGAATCATTGTTTGATGTTTGTATCTCTATTCCCTTGATACTCGGTGTTGATAATATATTTACATTTTCGCTAGAACCAACAACTGTTTCGAAAAATTCGGTCATTAGATTGCTATCCATATGTGCTCCTTTGCCAAATTGGGCAACAAAGTAATGAATTGGACGCCGTCCAAATTGGTCGTATTCATTTATATCTATCCCTATTTGAAGCAACCTTGTAAAATAATAATTTATATTTAAAGTTCTTATAGACTGATTGTACTCATCCATTGGAACATCAGGAGCGTTATCTTCATTATCATAATCATTTATATCATAAAAGTATGGTAGCTCATGCAAAGCATTTCCTTCATAATCCTCATCTGGTATATAAACGATTGTAGCATTTGCAACAAGAACATCAAATAACGTCCTAAACGAACCATTATGAATAACCTTTTCAAGAGAATACTCACGTCGTTTTGAATTTTTATTTGATGTCCTACGAAATAACTCACGAAGAATCTTTCCCGTATGATATCCATTTACGCCTTCCTTAATCTCGTTGCTCTTTATGAGATCAATTCCCTTTTGAAATCCATCTATATCTGAATTATCTTTTCCTATAACGCTTAACAACTTGTTATCGTCTCTACTATAATAACTATAATTTGGATTATTTACATTCCATCCTCCATACTGGTTCATGTTATATTATACGTTTATTATTAAATATAATTTATTCGCTGAAAAAGACTAAATATAAGTATTATATTTTATCAGAACGATGGATGATGAATCGATACAAAAAATAGAAGAAGTCGTTCAACAAAATGTACCAATGTGGACCAATCCTGATGTAGGACGAGATACAATTGAGATTGTAACGTCAAATATCTTACCAAATGGTGATAAGATATTAGAGAAATACCCTTACGAGTATGAAATCAAATTCAAACGTATCATGAATACGAATACATTTCAAATAGTAAAAGAATGTTAATTTGTTATGCGTTCAAATAACAATCTGACTTCATCCATATTCCCTCCAAGAACCGAGTCATCTGGTATATAGTGTTCATTTCCAGCTTTATATACAAGAATTGCAGGCACACCATTCACGATTCTTTTTGTTTTCAGAAAGCCAAACAAATCTAAACTCTCGTCGATATCCACATCAATACAGTAAATTGAATTGTTTGAAGTGTTAAAAAACTCATCGACAATGGGTTTTATGGCCTTACATGGACGACACCAGTCTGCTCCAAATTTAATAACGATATGTCCTGGGTTTTCTTTCAAGAGATTCATAAAATCGTCCTTTGATTGAACGATATTGTCCAGTATCATAATAAATATAATAGTGGTTTTTATTTAATTTGTTTTATCGAGATTCATGGAAATGATCTCTTTTTCGAGTTGTTCAATATCTATTCTGGGTAGATGAATATGTGATTCCCAGAAGTATCTACAAAAACTCCATTCAAATTCAAGATTTACAGGATAGTTTTTGCTATATTTCATCTTAATCATATTTTGAATTTTTGGTGGAAGTAGATAGTGACAACTACTTGGTAGAACATAACATAGCTGCGTCAACTCTTTTATAGGTAACGCTTCTTTTGGTTGTATGAATTCAGTTGGAAAATAGGGAACATAGGTAATCAAATCTTCTAACAATGGTGCATAATTATAATTATACTTCCATTTCCAATCAACACAACCACTACTGTAATATTTTGTGGTCCACTCAAGTGCTTCCAAATAATTGATACATATTTGATTTTTCCGCGCTTCATTGATTTCAACATCAAACAATGTAGCATAATACCGTGCTTGCCAATCCTTACTATATGGGTCAATATATTTCTCCTTCGATCTTTCAAATGTAGGAATATTATTAAATTTATCCATTTTTTCTTTCAATGTATTCGTAGGATAATGACGTTTCTCAAATTTTGCACGCTTTTTGGAATCATCTTGTAGTCTATTTTCCTCTTGTAGTGACAGCTGTTCGATGAATTTTCGTACATTTTTCCATTGAATGTTGTTACCGTCATACATTACGTCATCTGTCTTTGAAAATACGTGTTGATATGTCTGAATGAGAACATCTATTCCTCCTGTGCGGATGTTTATTGAGGGGAAATGGGGCATGAAGTCATTTCCAAGAAAGAAACACATGAATATGTAATCATATACACGTAATGACTTCAATGTAGTTGAACATGAGGTATAATTGTTCATCTCAAGAACGATAGCATTTGTAAGTTCTGATATGTGGATCATATATAATTCATTAGGAGACAATGAATGATCTATAGATTTAATGAATTCAGGTGTTTCGCGGAAGAGATACAAGTTAGGTGTTATAGGAATATGGTTGATAGAGAGCATTATCAAATCAGCATCTAGTCCATAAATAACTGAATGTTGGTCGTGATGTGTCATCTTGTTTCTTCGTATGTAATCAAATATTTTATGTTCACCTTCACCAGGTTCATTGCTTGTCGACACGATAATATTTTCTACATGAAATAGCTGTGGACTTTTGAAATATGTATATATACCATTTCCTAATTCATGCATAAATTTTGTTCCCGGCGTGATCATAGTGGTGTCAAACGAATTTATAATAGTTTTGTCGAATTGGTTTTGAACTGCGTTTGTAAATACAGAGCGAGTTCGTCTTGAGCGTTGTTGTTCAAGTTTCGCCACTGGGGCTACGCCGTCGAATGCTATCATTACGTTTTTTGTCGGTTGAATCATTTCAATGTAATTCTTTATCTTAACACATACTTCTTTAATGATAATATTATTAGAGCAGTCATCTTTTGACTTCATTATATTATAAACTACGTCGTATATAATGGAGTTACAATCAAGATAGAGGTTATCAAAACGAAATGAGTTGTTATGTTTGTATATGCACTTGGAATGGTTCTTTATAATATGTGAGAAATATGCGGGAATACCCATTATATAATACATCACAAACTCTCTATATTCATTTATTATGGTAAAGTTGCAAATTTAATCTATATAAAAATATACATGAGCGACGACGAAATTCACGATGATCACAACGACGGAATTACAAAGATAATTTTGCTGTTTAGAGAGAAGATTAATTCGTACGAGGAAATTATTAAGAGAACAATGTTGAATGTATCTTATAATAAGCATTTTAATATCATTTCTTCAACTGAGTTAAATCAATGCACCAATGAGATGAATATTCTTTTAGCAGATTTGCGAATATTGGAATTATATATTTTGAATCATGATTGTGATATTGACATTGATACAGTGATAAATGACATTCAAGTTATAAACAATAAACTTTCTTGCGTGATGAAGAGCTATGGAACGCGTTGCATAAGTGATTTAATATATGTGTGCTTCGGACAGGAGTGTCTTGAAATGTCTATGAACGAGTATACTGACAAGTTTTTATTGATTAATAAATATGTGCATCCAGTGAGTTATAAGTTAATACAAAATATAAATACGTCAGGCAATAAGAAGCAAGTAATCCAAACTACTAATAAAATACTGGAGGACATTCAAATTTGTGAAACATCTGACCATTTGGGTGTATATGACGTAGGGCGAACGTTAGGACAAAACACACATATTTCCGTGTTTGGTATTAAAGTAGTGATTAAAAATGGTGATGATGTTATCTTAGTTACAGCAATTATAGACGATATCTTGATTGATTATTTAGGAAAGTATGAATATTTGTCCAATAAGATTCATGAGTTTCGCGATTCTAAGCCACCTGGCAGTGAATATCAAGATGAGAAATTTGACACATACATTCAAACATTGAATTTGAAGGATTATTTGATATATGACATTGATACAATTCATGAAAGGTTCATAGGGTACATCAATAATGTTAAATTGTTGAAGGCGAAACCCTTAACGCGTGTAGTAAACGATTTTCTCAAAGATGATTTTATTACCAAGCGTTTAACTTTGATACAGCTACTTATGCATTCCGAAGACAATGATTTTCAGTATTTATCATATTTATTATATGACACTTTATCGTCGGATGACAAATCTAACGATGACACACATGAACAAAATAAATTATTCGATAGTCTACCATGGGTAATTAAAATGAAATTTAAAGGTGCTATGAAGACAACTGTTCAATATACAACGAACCTTTTAAATTTTGATGTTAATAATCGTTTACCTCTTGAACAACGCATATGCTTGATGAAGACAACTGATCAGGTAAAAGAAAAGGCTATGGTCAAATTGAAAGAGGTCAAATCGAAAACAGACGATAGTGGTAGTAAAGCACGACAATATCTGGATGGGTTGCTCAAAATACCATTTGGGTTATATAAGAATGAACCGATCTTCACGACTATGAATGATATCAACAAGAAATTTCGTGATTTGTCTACACATCATTCAATTGATATCATGCATTTATTAACTCCTAATCGCGACAATTTAACAGCGATCGAGATAAATTTCATTCTCAATTCATTAATGGTTGATATAGGAATAGATGACGCATCACGTCTCGAAACAATGTACTATATAGTTGACAAGTGGAAGAAAAAAGATATTCAAGATTGTTTTCTTGCTTTGCAAACTATATTACACTCTAAAAATAATGAAACCGAAGATGAATTCATTAATCAATGTCTGATAAACCAAAATACTACGAATAAAAGTGGGTTGAAGGGTAAACTTTGTTTGTTATTGAGTCGTATGGTAGTCAAGATGGATTTATTTCAGGATATTGTGATTGGGACAGATATTTTTAATACAGAGACAACATTGTTGTACAAGGACATTGTAAACATTAAAAATGAAAACAAACTTGTCAGCAATTACATACATGATGTGAAGAAGACGCTTGATACATCTGTATATGGACACGACGATGCGAAACGACAAATTGAAAGAATTATAGGACAATGGATAAATGGTAAAGAAACTGGATATTGTATTGGATTTGAAGGTCCTCCTGGTGTAGGAAAAACGTCATTAGCTAAGAAAGGATTAGCGTGCTGTTTAAAAGATGAAAATAATCAGCCCAGACCATTTGCGTTCATTGCTATAGGTGGTTCTAGTAATGGAAGCACGTTGGAAGGTCATAACTATACATATGTAGGGTCAACGTGGGGTAGAATTGTTGATATACTCATTGAAAATAAATGTATGAACCCAATCATATTTATTGACGAGGTTGATAAAGTTAGTAGAACTGAGAATGGAAGAGAAATCATAAGCATTTTAACACATTTGACAGACCCTACACAAAATGATACATTTCAGGATAAGTATTTCTCTGGTATTGAAATAGACCTATCAAAAGTGTTATTTGTTTTTTCATATAACGACAAAGACTTGATTGACCGAATTTTAATGGATAGAATTCATCGTGTCAAATTTGATCACTTAACTTTGGAAGACAAATTAGTCATCTGTAAAAAGCACATGCTTCCTGAAATATTGGAAAATATGGGACAAGTTGGGAATATTATTTTTAGCGATGAAGTATTAACTTACGTAATTGAAGAATACACTTATGAATCTGGTGTTCGTAAATTAAAAGAAATTCTGAATGAAATAATAGGTGAAATCAATTTGGAACTACTACGATGTGTTGACTTTGTTGAACTTCCCGTTGTGGTTACAGAAGATGATGTGAAGGTTAAATATTTGAAGAATCATCCTCAGGTACGTGCTAAGCTTATTCATAAAAAAGACGAACTTGGTATAATGAATGGGCTATGGGCAAATGCACTTGGAAAAGGAGGTATTATTCCAATCGAATGTAAGTTGTTTCCATCGAATACATTTCTTGATCTAAAACTTACAGGACAACAAGGAGATGTCATGAAAGAGAGTATGAATGTGGCAAAAACACTTGCTTGGCAATTAACAAGTGAAAACAGACAGCAAGAGCTTCTTAAGCTATTTGAAACCACCAAAGTTCAAGGGATTCACATTCATTGTCCCGAAGGTGCTGTCCCAAAAGATGGACCATCTGCAGGAACTGCTATCACGATAGCAATATTTAGCACTTTGAATAATCAGAGGATCAAACATGATCTAGCAATCACTGGGGAAATGAATTTACAAGGGTGTGTAACCGCTATCGGCGGATTAGATTTAAAAATTATAGGAGGAATCCGTGCAGGGGTAAAAACGTTTTTGTTTCCAAAAGAAAATCATGACGACTTTGTTAAATTTCAAGATAAAAGCAAGGATAAAAGTATTTTAGAAGGCATCAGCTTTCATGAAATTGAAACCATAGAGGAGGCGATCCAATATTCAATAGTAATTTAATATAGTAACTATATATATATGAGAAAGGCAGGGATGGATTTCACCTTTGAAAATATTGTACAATTATTCACAGCATTGTCGTGTATTTTTCTTGTATTCTTCTTAACGTTATTATCTATTTTCAATCAAGATATCAAAGTCCTTATGTACATGGCGGGCGTGTGTCTGTCGTTATTCATTTCTTATGGCTTTACTAATATATTTAAGCTGGAACCATTGTCAGAGAGAGGACTTATTTGTGATATCATGAAATTTCCATTAGCAAGTGATGCCTTTTCCGAACCGTCTTTGAATAGCGTATTTATCGGGTTCACTATGATGTATTTACTTTTACCTATGATAGAAAATGGTATACCTAATTATCCTCTCATTGTTTCTTTGTTCTCATTATTTGGATTGGATGCCTATCATAGGTATAGCTACAAATGTAACCGAATTTTCGGTATTGTCTTTGGTATGCTTATAGGCTTAGTGTCTGGAGCTGCTTGGTATCTGTTATTACGAATGAATGATCTAAGTGGTTTTTTATATTTTGGTGAAGTGATGAGTAATAATGTAATGTGTAGTGCTCAGCAACAACGCTTTATATGTGTTGAAAAGGACAGCAGCGACCTTTAAAAAATAAAATGGTTCTTATTTTTTCGCAACCATCTTGTCAGATTTTGAATTGTCCTATTTCTATGCATACTATGAATCATTTGCTTTTGATTTGTGAATGCTGTAATGTTTTTAACAAATTCAACATAACATTGTTCAATGCTTGATTTTTGATATTGTTCCAATATACGTTCATCTTGTATATCGTATTTAAGACGTTTATTCACTTCATTATGAAATTTAAATAATACGTATCGTAATGTTTCTTTATCATGGATGTTCTTATAATTTACTTTTCTCATAAACATGGTTGCATGGGTTGAACATTCAGGACAAGGTAATTGGTCGCAGATACTCTTTATGAAATGAATCAAGTCATTTTTTAGAAATGTGAATGACTCTGGTTTTACTTTATCTACAAGTGTATGTAGAAATTTCCATACAGGAGGTCCCCAAACATCAGTCATATTATAAATTACATAAAGATTTAATTTATGATATATTACGTATGTGTAATTTATTAACAATTGACCAAGCCAAAGGAGAGTTCGAGACAATGTTAGGAGAAAGTGATGATGACGAGGAATCTATGTGTCTCATATCTTATCAACCATTAGATGAAAGTGTCATTCGTCTTACTTGTGGTCATTCTTTCAATTATTTACCATTATTTAAAGAAATCGTAAAACAAAAAAGAATTCCAAATTTTTCAGAAACCACACGTCTTCGTGTGAATCAGATGAAATGTCCATATTGTCGGACTGTCCATGGATACATTTTACCCTATTTAAAATTAGAGAACGTAGACTCTATACGAGGTGTTAATATACCTTTGAAATATGGGATGAAAAATAAAAAGTGTACATATGTATTTAGAGCTGGAAAAAGGAAGGGAGATGTGTGTAATAAAGAGTGTTTCAAAGAACACTGTCCTTTTCATATGAAATATACTCATCATGTTGTGAATGATACCGTTGCATCCTGTGAAACGGTCATAACACGAGGACCACGAAAGGGTATGAAGTGTGGTAGAAAAATGAAGAAGGGGGTATGCTCTTTGCATTCCGAAAAATCAAATAATGCTAAAGATATTACGGTCAAATAATATAAATGTATATATAAGTATTCATTATGGAGACAAAAGAGCAATTAGTCGATACTATTCGTGAATGGGTTCAAATAGATAATGAAATGAAAGCCTTGCAACGACAAATGAAAGAAAAGCGAGAACGTAAAAAGCAAATGACGGCGTTATTAATGCATACGATGAAAGATAATGAAATAGATTGTTTTGAGTTGAAAGACGGAAATATTCGTTATGTCCAGAATAAAGTTAAGGCACCATTAAATAAAACAACTATATTAGCATTGCTTACTAATTACTACCAAGATCGTCCAGAAGAAGCAATGAAGACAACAAATTATTTATTAGAAAATAGGGAAGAGAAAATGCGTGAGAATATTAAGCGTAAGATAGAAAAGTAAAAAAGGTTGAATAGTACTATGGTTCATAATTATAATACTATTAGAGACGCTCTCTACGATAACAATAAACTAATTTCAAATCATTGGATTACAATCAATATTGTGAATTATATACGAACTGAGGTTTTCGGGAGAGAACATATTATTTATTTTTTAGAGAAAAAGGATACCGAACTTATATTTCCACAACAAAAGCTAAATATAAATTCATGGATAGAGAAAGAATGCGGGGAATATATGGAAGAAACGTTTTGTGTAGGCGGAATTGATCTTTCGTGTTTTCATCTTGATTCTGTTCAAGTTATAGATAACAATATATTTTATGTTCATGAGGTTGAATACTATGATAGCATATACGAATTAAGTTTAGGATTGAAACAGCATTGCTTATGTGAATTAAGCGAATGCGTGCTTCGTAAAAATGTATACTCCTACCATATTAATCCGTTAATTAACGTTTTCTCTCTTGAGTTTGTACGAGAAAAAGATTTGGTGGTTGATGAATGTATGGTACAGTATATACATACTAAGATAGAACAAGACATTGTTAATAATATGTCATTGAGAGAAACACACAATTTAGAGAGAACACCTATATTCAATACGTATAATCAATATGAACAAAATGACCACAACACAACAATGGCACGTATTATATGTAGAGTGCCAACTGTCAAATCTACATACGACTTTACTGTAATGGATGTTCTATGAAAAAAATTAGTATTTGATAAAT